CGGGCCGGGGTGGGCGGTGAGCTCACCGGGCGCCGGGGGCGGCTCGCCCTTGGTCGCTGGGGGCAGGGGCAGGTCGGCAGTCACGCGACCGGACGTTACCGCATCACGTACACTTGCCTGCGTTGCCGCCTTAGCTCAGTCGGTCAGAGCGGTGCTCTCGTAAAGCACAGGTCGTCGGTTCGATTCCGACAGGCGGCTCAGGGTCTGACCAGCCAAAACGGCCCCCGGGAGTGATCTTCCGGGGGCCGAGGGTTGCAGACGAGGGTTGCACTACCGTTCGCGTGATCGCTTGGGCTTGTCCTTCCGGAGCGCTTTCTCCAGCCGCTTGACCGCCTTCCGCATGCTCTTGTCGACCACATCAACGTAACCGAGCGTCATCCTCACGTCGGTGTGGCCGGCCAGCTCCTTCACCACCGAGATGTCGGTGTCGGTGGCGATGAGCAGCGAGCAGGCGGTGTGCCGGGCGGCGTGCAGCCGCTTGGCGGGCACCCCGGCGCGGGCGACCAGCGCCCGCCACGCCGCCCGGTCGCGCTGCGGGTCCACCGGAGCCCCAGCCGGGGTGGTGAAGACCAGCCCCTGCGGGTCCCAGGAGACCCCGCGGTCGAAGCACTCGGTCATCTGCCGGGCCTGCCGGCGGTTGAGCGCCTCGACGACCCACGGCGTCAGCGGCAGGCCCCGCTGGGACTTCTCCGTCTTCAGGTCGACCTCGACCAGGCCGCCGTCGACCCGCTCCGGGCAGTGCATCGCGTGGCGGGCACAGCCCGGCTGGCAGGCCGCCGGGCACGGCCGGGTGTGCCGCCGGCACTTCGCCGGGACGCGAGCGGGGCAGAATCGCGGGTTTCGCTTGCAGGAGTCCGGCTCGGCGCAGCCGTGCGCCCACGACGGGCCGCACGGCTGGCGCCGGCAGCGCGGCGCCGCGCAGGCCGCTGGGTCGGCGCAGCCGTGCTGCCAGGTGTAGCGCTGCAGCTGCTTCTCCAGGTTGATGCGCGGGCGCTTGCCGGTCAGCTTGACCCGGGACCAGCGGATCCCGAGTGCCTCGCCCTGCCGCGGCCCGAGCAGGATGCCCACCAGCCAGCGGGCCTCCATCGGGTCGCCGGCGACCGCGGCCAGCAGCGCCTGCGCGTCGTCCAGGTCGTAGGCGTCGATCTTCTTCGCCCTGGCCTCCGGGGTGTCGACCAGGTCGCACACGTTGCGGACCGCCTTGCCCTGCCGCTTGGCCAGCGCGAACGCCTTGTGCAGGGTGCGGTGCATCTTCAGCACGGTCAGCGGCGCCAGCCCGGCCCGGCGCATCTTCGCGTAGAGGGTCTGGACGTGCTCGGGCTCAAGCCGGCTGCGCGACCCGTCGAGGCGGTACCGCCCGATGGTCGGGACCGCGTGGATGGTCAGCAGCGACCGATACGCGCGGTAGGTGGTCTGCGGGTGCGCCGGGCGCACGACGTTCTCCAGCCAGTGCGTCAGCCACTCCGCCACCGTCTCGATCTTCCCGGGCGCGGCGCCGCCGCCGGCATCGACCCGCCGCCGCAGCTCCTCGACCGCGTCGGCGACCGCGGCCGCCGTCCTCCGCTTGATGTGCCTGCGGTCGGATGTGCCGTCAGGCTTCAGCCCGACGGTCACGTAGGTGTGGTACCTGTCATCGGAGCCCGGATAGATCGACGGGCGGCCGTTGGGTTGGCGTGGCATGGGTCAAGCTCCATCTTTGGCGCGTGGATACAACGGCACAACGTTGCCGTTGCCGGTCAGGTCGTCGGTCGCGTCGGCATAGCCCCGCCAGTAGCCGACCGCACGGTCCAGCTTTGCGCCCACCTGCTCCTGTAGAGCGGCGAGCTGGCCGGCTTGGACTGCCGAGTCGCTTGCGAGGTTGACGATCGAGCCTCGCAGCTCAAGGGTGGTCTCATTGATCGAGCCGGCGACGAGCAGCACGTCGCTTCGTAGGCTGCGATGTATGCGGTTGGCCGAGCGGCGGATGGCTGCGGTGAGGATGATCGCGGGGGTGATCGCCACGCAGACGGCCGCCGTGATGGTTATCAGCGACTGGCCGCTCCAGGCGGCGACGACCTGGACCAGCAGGCTGGCCCAGAGCAGCCCCGTCGCGGCGGCGGGAACGACCGTTGTGAAGGTGCGGCGGGGGTGGCGCCGGCGTGGGTTGCGGGAGTGGCGGGGCAGCGCCATGTGCGACTGTCCTTTCTGCACGGACGTGGTTGGTTCGTCGCCCCCCCGGCGCTTGCCCAATGCGTGACAGGGTACGTCCGGAGTTGCCGGGAGTTGACCTAGACGATCGGTCAGACCGTGTTAGCCGGTACGTCGCCGGGTGGCCGGTCTGTCCGTTGTGGAGCGGGCTGGGCGCACGGGCCGGGCGGCGAGCCCCTGGATCGTCTCGCGAATGTGGTACTTCTCCGGCTCGCTGACGTTCGGGTCTCGCAGCTTGCGCAGCAGCAGCTGGAAGTCGTCGTCCATCGGCAGCGGCTCGGTCACCGTGCGCCGGCTGTTCTTCCCGGGCCACAGGATGGTGAAGGCGACCGAGGGCGGGATGTCGAGGGCGTCGCAGAACCGTTCGATGTCGCCGCCCCTGGGGTCCAGCTCGAAGTCGCCGCTGATCCACCGGTAGATGGTGCTCTTGCCGACGCCTGATGCCGCCTCGATGTCGCGTACCTCCCAGCCCTTGGTCGCCCTGGCTTGGTCGGTGGCGCGCTTGACGAAGCGTGAGAACGCGACGTGGCGCGGGTTCGGGCCCTCGGTGGTCGGCACGGACATACCGTAGGTCCCGTATCTCGGACTGCCGTCCGAGAGTGGGGGCGGATCCCGCGGCCGGGACACTGTGCCTGGGGTTGTCCTGAGTTGCATGGAGGCACCATAGCGCGCACTGGACCTGGTAAGAATCAACCGAACGGCTGACTTGTCCCTGAGAAGGGAGCCAGGGAACGATCGTCCCCGTGCAGGGAATAACGGGCAAGGTCAGTTCGAGTGCGGGGACGCCCGAAGCACCGGAGAACGGCGCCCTCGCCGTGTCCGTGAAGAAGGCGACCCAGCTGCTCGACCTCAGCGAGCGCGCGATCTACCGACTCATCGAGACCGGCGAGCTGCAGAGCTACCACAGCGGGCGCAGCCGCAAGGTCACCTTCCAGTCGATCCGGGACTACATCGAGCGCCAGCTCAAGGCTGAGCAGGCACAGCCATCTGCCGGCCGCCGGGGCCAGTAACCCCGTCCTCAGACATGCCGCGGTCCCCGCTACCCGACATGAGCCGCGGGGACCGCCCAGACGCCAAGGGAGCGTACGTCATGCGCCGCCGCCGTTTGTTGAGGGTGCTTCGCCGTTTGTTGCGTGTGGAGCGTTACCGGGTGGTGTTGACCCACCGGTACGCCAGCGGCCCGGTGCATACGCCGGGCTGGCCGACCAGCCGGGCCCGGGCGTTGCGCCAGTTCGCCGAGACGATCGCCCGGGTCGCCTGCGGGCCCGATGGCCGGTGCCGGGTGCGGGTGTTGCCGTTGTCGGAGTGCCAGCGGTTGGGCATCCGGTGACCGCCGCCGTGCCCGGGCCAGCGGTGCAGGAGGACCCGTCCGTGCGGCTGCCCATGTTCGCGCTGCAGCAGGCGCTGGTCGACGCCGCGTTGTTCGTCGACGCCTTCCCCGCCACCACCCGGGGCTATAGGACGCCGGCGGAGCGGATCATCGCCGGGCTGCTGTACGCGGCGGCGCCGGAGGTGGTGGCCGGCTACACCAGCGCGCTGCTCACCCTCGCCGGGCAATGGCACAGCCACCGCAAAGCCGACGAGCGGGACATCTGCCTGACCCTCCACATGCGGCTGTCCGCGGTGGCCCAGGAGGCGGCCGAGGCGCAGCACACGGCCGCGCGCCTGCTATACGACGGCGCTGCGGACCGGAGGTCGTAGGTCGTGGCTGGTGGTCGCAGGCCGCGCCGCAGCGTTGCGGGTTGGGCGATTCCGCTGTTCATCGCGGTGGTGATGTGGGCGGTGCTGCTGTGGAGCTGCCGTAAGGCGGGGCTGATCGGGCCTGAGGTGGTGCTGTTGGCGCTGCGGTCGCATCGGCCTGGTGTGCGGCGGGCGCCGGGGCGGCATCGGCCGGGCACGGTGGTCCCGGTGGGGCCGTTCTACCTGTTGAGCCGCTACCGGCACTCGATCGAGGCCACGTTGGACGCTCTGGGTCCGACGCCGCCGGGCACCCGGGCGGCGGTGTGGACGTCGTGGGCTAAACAGAACCGGACCAGCCACTCGCTGAGGGTTGCGGCGGCATGAGTAGCCGGGGCGAGTGTCGTAGCTGTGACCGGCCGATTGTGTGGGCGACGTCGGCGGCGACTGGCAAGGCGATGCCGGTGGATGCGGAGCCGGTCCCGGACGGGACTTTGCACCTGTCGGAGACGCGCGGCGGGCGCCTGGTCGCCACGGTAGTCCCTGAGGCTGATCGGGCCGGGCATGGCGAGCTGTACCGGTCGCATTTCGTCAGCTGCCCTGACGCAGCTTCGCATCGGCGGCGGCGGTGACCGCGATGTTGTCGGAGTTCTTGGTGGCGTTGGCGCGGCGGCGTGGTTGGCGGCTGAGCGTGCATGGCCGCCTGGACGCGGGTGTGACGGTGGGGCCGTGCGCGCGCTGCCGCCAGCCGTGTGAGCGGTACGGGCTGGGCGGCCGGCCGCTGTGCGACACCTGCTCGGGTGGTGGGTCGTGACGCCGCGGCGCACCACGTGTCCGGCGGGGCGGCCGCTGTACCGGTACGACGACCTGCCCGCCGATCGGCTCGCCACCCGGTCGATGCTGCGCCGCCGGCGACGGGCGCTGGCGCCGGGCCAGCAGCCGGTCGCCAGCTATTGGACCGGCTACGAGGACGTGCCGCTGTTCGAGATCGCCGACAGCTGGTACGCCGCGGCCCGGCCCGGCGGCAACGCCGGCAGCTCCACGCTGCTCGGCGATGTCTACGGCCAGGACCTCGCCGTCCTGCCGGGCGCGGTGCCGCTGCACAGGCACGCCTGGCCCGGCGTGGACGGCCTGAACCATCCGCCGCCACCGGACGCGACCGCGCGGCAGCTGGTCGAGCTGATGGCGGCGAAGCTGGCTGTGGTGCTGACCGCGATCGCCGAGGTGCTGGCCCGCCGCGAGGGTGTTGATCCGGCCGAGGTTCGCATCGGCCCGGTCGACTTCGGCAGACACGACGGGGAGGCCGGCCGGTGAGGTACCAGATACGCCCGTTGACCGCCTGGGTTGGGCCGCGCACCGCGCGGCGGCAGATGGCCCGGTTCCGGTCATCGTGGCGGGGGACCCTGGATGTCCTGGAGCGCGAGATGCGTTGCCTCGGCGCCGAGCTGGTGGTCATCCAGGTCAACGCCGCGGAGCAGGACATCCGGCTGGACGGGATGCTGCGGGCCAACGCCCGCATCGCAGACCCTGGGGTGCGGCTCGCGTTCGACACCAAACACGGCCATCTCACGTACGCCACCGACGTCTACGACCGGTGGCAGGACAACGTCCGTGCGGTCGCGCTCGCGCTTGAGGCGCTGCGGGCCGTGGACCGCTACGGGGTCAGCCGCAGGGGCGAGCAGTACCGCGGCTGGCGGGCGTTGCCGGCCGGCACCACGGCCGCGTCCATGACCGTCGGGGAGGCGGCCGAGCTGCTCGCCGAGCACTGCGGCGGCGCCTTCACCGCGGCCCGGCTGCTCACCGATAGGGCGGCGCAGGGCACCGCCTATCGGCTGGCGTCGCGGGTCTGGCATCCCGACCTCGAAGGCGGCGACCAGGCCGTGTTCGAGCGGCTGACGGCGGCCCGGGACCTGCTCGCGGCGGTGACCACGTGACCGCCGAGCTGGCGGTGCCGCCGCTGACGTGGGATGAGCGGCGGCTGCTGGCCGGGGTGCTCCGCTGGGCGCGGGCCAACGGCTGGGCCCGCGACCGGGCGGTGCCCGGCGCGTGGCGGCAGGACCTCGACGGGGCGGCGGTGTACTGGGATCCGGACAGCGGGGCGCTGGGCGTGTCGTACCTGGGTCTGGGTCACGACCTCATGCCGGCCTCGCCCGGCCAGGCGGTCAAGGTGCTGTGGGCGCTCGGGCTGCTGCCGGACGAGCTGCTGCAGCTGCTCTTCCCGCAGGTCACCGATGTGGTGACGCTGGGGCCGCGCGAGTACGTCGAGCTGGTCGGCCTGCTCGGCCCGGCCCTGCGGGACGGCCCCTGATGAGTCCAGCGAAGAGCAAGCCGCCCGCGTCGAAGGTGGTGTGCAGCTTCGACCCGGACGGCAGCGTGCCGGCGGACTTCCACGGCAACCGCTACTGCCGACGCTGCGGGCTGCCCGGCAGGCCAGGCGACGAGCGGCACCCGCACGGTGCGTTGCCGCCCGTGCCGGCGGCAACGCGGGAGCTGGAGGCGCGCCGGCTCGGCGAGCCCCTCGACGGCGTGGGGGAGGACTGATGCTGCGCCACCAGTGCCCGGGCGGATGCTTCGGTAGCGCACCGGCCGATTGGGCGTCGTGTGGACCCTGTTGGCTTCGGCTGCCGCTACGGCTGCGCGACGGGCTGGCCCGGGCGGCACGCCTGGGCGAGCGCGAGGCGATCCGCGCGGCCCGGGTGGCCGCCCGGGCATGGTGGCAGGCGAACCCGGCGTGGCTGGCGGTCAAGGCGTCGGGCGGCGCGGTGCCGCACCTGGCGGCCGCCCGGCGGGTCCAGACCGACGGCACGCATGTCACCGGGCCGATGGCCTGCGGCCTGTACCTCAGCGGCCGACGCCACAGCGCCGAGGGCGTCTGTCCGCAGTGCCTGGCCGCGGTGGCGGCCCTGCTCACGGCCACCGAGACGGCGACGGCGTCGGCGCCGGCCCGGTCATGCGTCACACGCTCACCGCAGCTGGTCGGACAAGGAAGGGACGAATGAACACCCTTACCGAGGATCCGCCGCCGCCGGCGGCGGCCGCGCGGCCGGTCGCGGACTGGCTGGCCGCCAACGGGATCACCCCGAACGCGGTGCCGGCGTGGGCGCCAATCCTCGTCGACACGGCCGCCGGCACCCTGACGGTGCGGCTGTACGTCCTGGACGAGGACGGCGAGGTGCAGCGCGAGTGTGGGCACCCGATGACCCGCCCGCACACGGTGCCCCTCGCGGTCCCGCCGGACGAGCACCTGCTGGCCCGGCTGCGGCGGGAGGCCGACCGCCGGCAGCGCCGCCGCCGCGACCTGGTGGCGGTCGCCGCGCGGCTGCGCGCGGCGATCCTGGCCGAGGCCGAGGCCTGCGAGGCCGTGGTGCCCCGCGGCGACGCCGTGCACATGCTGTTCGTGCGCGGGATGCGCCACGCCGCCCGGGTCGTGGAGCACGTCGAGCTCGCGGCGGCCGGGTCATGAGCGCCAAGTTCTCCGGCCGCCTGCCCAAGGGCGACGCCAACGGCCTCGCCCCGATCGGCCGGGAGCTGCTCGACGAGCCGAAGAAGGTACAGGTGGTGGTCGCCCTCATCGACTGCTCGAAGATCACCGATGATGTGGACAACGGCGACCGGATCCCGACCATCCGGGTGCGGCGCATCGAGGCCATCACCGACCCGGACGACCTGCGCCGCCTTCGCATGCTCATGGAGCGCGAGTACGAACGGCGTACCGGCAAGACGATGCTGCCCTTCGAGCTGGAAGAAGACGTCCGCTCCGCCTTCGACGAGGGGCCCACCGATGAGTGATCCGCGGTTGCTCTCCGACTGCCACGGCTGCCATTGCTGCCCGGCCCGGGCGTGTGAGCCGGACGAGCCGCTGGGGCTCGGGGTGTGCGGCCACACCTGCCCATGCCACCCGGACTACTACGACCCGGACTGTGAGGATGCCGATGCGTAAGACTGCGACCGCGACCACGGCGACCGCGGCTGAGCTGATCGAGGTTGACCCGTGCAGCCTGGTCCTCGGTGCGAACGCCCGCCTGGATACGCGCCCGTCGAAGAGCCTCGTCGCGTCGGTGCGCGAGCGTGGCGTGCTTCAGGCGATCACGGCCTACCGCGACGCCGACCGGCAGTTGGTCGTCGTGCACGGGCAGCGCCGCACCCTGGCCGCCGTCGAGGCCGGCCGCCCGACCGTGCCAGTGATCGTGAGGCCGGCACCCGATGACGTCGTCCGCCTGGTCGACCAGCTCAGCGAGAACGAGCACCGGGCAGGGCTGAGCACCGCGGAGAAGGTCCAGGCGTACGAGCAGCTGGCCGTGCTGGGGGTCAGCGCGGCGCAGATCGCCAAGCGCACGGCGTTTCGCAGACCCGACGTGGATGCCGGCCTGGCCGTGGCCGGCAGCGCGGTGGCCCGCGGCGCGACCCAGCGGTGGGAGTGGCTGACCCTGGACCAGGCCGCGGTGGTGGCCGAGTTCGACGACGACGCGGAGGCGGTCAAGAAACTCGTGGTGGCCGCCAAGGACGGCGGGTTCGACCACCTGGCGCAGCGGCTGCGTGACCAGCGCGCCGACGCCGCCGCCAGGGCGGAGGCAACCGCGGCGTTCACCGCCGCCGCCGGCGTGACCGTCGTCGACCCGCCGCCCTACGACCCCAAGACCAGCATGAAGCGGCTGGACCAGCTCACCGCCGACGGCGAGGTCCTCACCCCGCAGATGCACGCGCAGTGTCCCGGCCACGCCGCCTGGCTGGAGGAGGAGTGGGTCAGCAACGGCGGGGACGAGGACGACGACGACAGCTGGAGCCGGGGATGGGTGCCGGTGTACGTCTGCACCGACTACCAGGCCCACGGCCATGCCCCGCGGTGGGGCGGCCACGACTCCGGCCGCAAGACCAACGCCGAGATGACCGCGCAGGAACGCGAGCAGGCCCGGGCCGAGCGGCGCGACGTGATCGACTCGAACAAGGCGTGGGACAGCGCCGAGGCGGTACGCCGGGACTGGCTGCGCACCTTCCTGGGCCGCAAGACCGCACCGAAGGCCGCGGCCGCGTTCATCGCGACAAGCCTCGCCCGCGCCGACTTCGCCATCACCCGGGCGTTCACCGGCGGCAACCAGCTCGCCTACGAGCTGCTGGGCATCGAACGCACGAAGCGGCTGCACGGCGGCCGCGGCGAGGACATCGCCGGCGTGCTGGCCACCGCGACCGAAGGCCGCGCCCTGCTCATCACCCTCGGCCTGGTCCTGGCCGCGTACGAGGAGGCCACCGGCCGGCACTCGTGGCGCAACGTCGACCCTGGCACCGCCCACTACCTGACCCTCATCCAGGCGCAGGGCTACGAGCTGGCCGACGTCGAGCAGCGCGCCCGCGGCGCATCGGAACCGGAACAGACCGGTGGCTGACGCCTTGCGCGAGGCCACCGTCGAGGAGCTCGTCGACGAGCTTCGCCGTCGCAACTTGGTGCCCCGGTGCCCGTGTCGCCGGTGGACGACTTACCTCGGCGCCTACGACAGCGACGGCTACACGTGGCGCTGCCACGGCTGTCTGCGCTCGATCCGGAGGTGCACCTGTGGCTGACGCAGCCGCCGGCACCACGGCGCTTACGCTCAAGGACCGGTCGCCCGTGCTGATGACTACCGGGTACGTCGAGCCCGTTGACGGGATCGGGCCGTGAGCCCGCGTCCGAAACCGTCCCCGCCGCCGGCGAATCGGCCGCCGCGGGTCTTCGCGCTCTATCGCGAGGATGACGTCCATGGCATCTCCGGCGTGGGTCTGATCGCCTGGGGCGTCTGGTTCGCCGACGGAAAGGCGGTGGTGCGCTGGGCGCCCGGCCGGGTGGGCGCGCGGAAGACGGAGGTCTGGGACAGCCTCGAGGAGATCCCGCGGGTGCATGGTCACGGCGGCCGCACCCGGATTGTGTGGCTGGGTACCGACCCGCTGGCTGAGCGGCTGGACACGGGCCCGGTCTGGGCCCGGTACGAGGCGTACGAGGCCGCGGCCGCCGACCTGAGCGACCTGCGGTACCTCGCCGCCGCCCTGGCTGCAGTGCGCGAGCTGCCGGGCCTGCTACGCGCCTACGACGGCCTGGTCCTCGCGCACGCCGAGCTGCTCGCCGAGCTGGCCGGGCTGCGTGCCGAGCACACGGCGATGCAGGAGGCGCTGGATGCGATCGCGGACCTGACCCCGCCGGGCGGGCCGGCGACCTGAGCCCATGGCCTGGCTGCGTCTGGATGACAAGCTGCCCCTGAGCGTGAAGGTGCACGGGCTGGCCGACCCAGGCGCCCGGGCGAGCACCGCGATCCGGCAGCGGAACGAAGCGCTCGGGCACTGGGCGCTGATCCTGGCGCACTGCGGCGCCGAGGGCACCGATGGGTTCCTGCCGGCCGGCATCGTCGAGGGCTACGGCACGCCGGCGTCGCTGGGCCGGCTGCTGCGCCCGACGTTCGACCGGGCGCCGCTGCTGCACCGCCGCGGCGAAACGTGTGACTGCCTGGCCGAGCGGCGTTGGCCGGCCGGCGCGGCATACGCGATGCACGACTTCCTCGACCGCAACCCGAGCCGGGCGGAGACCGACGTCGCCCGGGCGAAGAAGCGTGAGCTGCGCGACCCGGAGCTGAAGGCGGCGGTGCGCCGCCGGGACGCCGGGCGGTGCCGGTACTGCGGTGTGGAGGTCAACTGGAACGCCCGCCGCGGCCCGCTGCGCGGCACATACGACCACGTCGACCCCAAGCTGGCCGCGGGCGCGGCGAACCTGGTGGTGTGCTGCGGCGGCTGCAACTCCCGGAAGAAGGACCGCAGCCTGGACGCGGCTGGGATGCGGCTGCTGCCGCTGCCGGGCCACCCGACCCACCCCGCCACATCGACCAGTTTTGATACCGGTTCTGAGTCCGACTCAGAACCAACCCGGAACGCAACAGCGACCGGACCCGAAACCGACAACAAACCCGTTTCAGGTCCTGGCCCAGATCCGCCGCCGCCCAGACCGCCCCCCGAACCGGCCCCGAGCAGCCACGCAGGCCCGCCCGGTGATACCGGCGGGCCTGATGCACAACCTGCGACGGCGACCACGAACCAGACCCGTGACGGCCTGCCGGACGGGTCGGGTCGGGTCGGGTCGGGCCCGCCGGTCGTAGATAGCTGCGCCGCCAGCGACGCCGGACCGGGCGGCGAGCGCCGCACCGTCGGCCCGCCCTCGACGTACCGCGACTCGGTACACCCCGACCCGTACCTGCGCTCAGCCATCACCGGGCCAGACCCCGACGAGCACGCCGGCTGGCCACCCGACGAGGAAGGACCACCCCCATGAGCACAACGGATCACAGTGACTGCCCGCCCGAGTGCCCCGAGCGCGCGCCCGCGGCGCCGGCCGAGCCGGACGCCCAGGCGGTTCCGGCGACGGCCGAGCCGGTCGACCACCTGGAGCTCGCGCGGCTGGCGATGCGCAACTTCCGCCGGTGGACCGAGCACGCCGAGCAGCTCATCGCCAAGGGCGAGATGTGGCCGGGCAGGAGCAAGGAGCTCCGGGCCCTACAGGACGGTGCAATCAGCCAGGCCCGCACGGCCGCCCTGGTGTCGATCGCCGAGTCCCTGGCTGCCTTCGTCGAGCTGCTGCAGGCCGAGGCCGCAAGCGAGGCTCCGTGACCAATCGGCCGACCTGCCCGCGGTGCCGGGCGCCGGTCGAGCGGCTGCAGCGCAGCGTGGGCGTGGTGGCGGTCTACCCGTGTGGCTGCTGGCTGTCACCCAAGGCCGCCCGGGCGCTCGTCGACGAGCACCGCGCCCGCAGCGAATGCGTCGGAAGGACCGAACAAGTCGACGGCTACCGCCCAGCCGCGGGCGGGCCGGCGTGAGCGGCGTCCGGGACGCCGGGGACGTCCGGGACGCGATCGGCCGGCTGCGCGAGTCGTGGGCCTGGCTGGGCGAGCTGGTCGAGCCGGGCACGGAGACCAGCGGCGGGCGGGTGCTCACCGACGTCGAGCGGGAGCGCCTGGCCGAGCTCGCCGCGGCCGAACGCGCGGACCGGTACCCGCGGCCCCGCTACGACCCGCACTACCTGGCCGACCGGCACCGCCGGCCGGCCGAGGATGTGCTGAGCCGCGCCCCGGCTGGGCACGGCGCCCTGGCGGCGACGTCGGCGCCGGCGCGGCTGTCCATCGTGGAGGCGCAGGCCCAGGTCCGCGCGATCGTGGTCGACGCGGCCAGGGCGGTCGCGGCCGCCGCCCGGGCGGTCTATGTCGGCCGGGCCGGCCCGGACGCCGTCCCCGCCGCCCTTGTGTGGTTGGACGGCGTCCCGGCCCGCTGGGTCGCCACCGCCGACGGCGTGGTGTGGCCGCGGCCGCCCGGCGGAGTACTGCACCAGGTGGAGCTCGGCGAGGTGCCCGCCGACCTCGCCGCGATCGCGGCCGGGCTGGACCGGGCCGACCGCATCGCCCGGGAGGCCGCCGGCGTCGCGGCCACGCTGACCGCGCCGTGGCCGGACCGCTGCCCGGCCTGCCGGCTGCGGTCGCTGCAGCTGCACCACGACGGCGACCAGCGCCACCAGCGCGCCTGGTATGTCGCCTGTGTGAGCGAGGCCTGCGTGTGCGCCGGCGCCGGCTGCGGCTGCCGGCAGCAGGTGCGCTACGCGGGGCGCCGGCATGCCTGGGCGCGCGGCGAGCTGGATGGCCCGTACGGGCTGTGGGCCGCGGTCGCCGCCGCGCACACGCCCCGCCCACCGGTCGGGTCCACCCGGCAGGGCCACGGCCGGGGCTGGCGCGCCGCCGCCACGGTGCCCTCCATCGAGCTGCGCGGCCGCCGCTACGTCACCGCCGGCGAGGCGGTACGCCTGATCTCGCGTCGCGGTGATGTCACCGAGGCCATGATGCGCCAATGGGCCAGGCGGCGCGGCATCCCGTCCATCCGCATCCCGGACGGCGTGTACTACCCGCTGCAGGACCTCCTCGCCGCCGAGGCCGCCACCGCTGCGTCAGCGGCCGGGCGCCGCCGGCCCGGCGAGTCGGGTTGACCGGCCCGCCGATCTCATTGTTCACTTCATGCCAGCAGCAGCAGTCTGCCCAGAAGCCCAACGATGCCAAGCCGAGCCCCTCGCCGATGTACCACCGCCGGATGCCCCGGGACCCCTGCACCCGGCCGCGGCAAGTGCGGCGACTGCCTCAGCCGGCAACGCCACGACAGCGACCAGCGGCGCGGCTCACCGAGCCAGCGCGGCTACGGCACCCAGCATCGCGACAGCTTCCGCGAAGCCGTCCTAGCCCGCGACCCGACCTGCCGTATGTGCCAGGCCGCCCCGTCCGTCGTCGCCGACCACTGGCCGCTCGACCAGCGCCAGCTCATCGCCGCGGGCCTCGACCCCAACGACCCCGTGCACGGTCGCGGCTTGTGCGACTCGTGTGACCGTACCGACAAAGCCGGCCGCCAACCCGGTGGATGGCACCGCGAGCGCCAGGCAGGCCCGAAAAAATCCAGCAGAACGTGAGGCGTGACCGCCGTCCCAACTCGGCTTTCACGCTGACAAAATTGCTGAGCTTTTGCGCCAACAACCCCCGAAAATCCATAGTGGACTGTCCCGTAGTGGAGTGACCGTGCGATGGCGACCGGGTCGCGCCGCGGTCGGCCGGCCCAGCCGACCCGGCTGAAGGTGCTGCAGGGCGCCCGCAAGGACCGGGTCAACGACCGCGAGCCGGTCCCGGACCCGGACCTCACGCCGGAACCGCCGGCATGGCTGGCCGACGACTCGCTCGACGGGGCGGCCATCGCGATCTGGGAGCAGCTGGCCCCGGACATGATCGCCAAGAAGGTGCTTACCGCCTGGGACGTCCATGCATTCGCGATCCTGTGCGACGCGATCGCCCGCCACGCCCAGGCCGCCCGCGACGTCGCACTGCGCGGCCCCCTCGTCGAGGGCGAGCGCGGCATGGTGAAGAACCCGGCCGTCCAGCTGGTCCGCGACTACGCCGGCCTGGTGGCCACCTTCGGCGGCCGGTTCGGGCTGACGCCGGCGGACCGCGCGCACCTGCTCGCCGGCGAGAAGGCCCCATCGGCCGGGGCGGATCGGCTGCTGTCGTAGCGCACCGGGGAGGGCGCCGATGCCGATACGCCCGCCCGCCACCGACCACGACGCGCGCTGGCGGCCGCGGCAGCGCCGCGGCCCGGAGTGCGGCTACACCCTCGACGGGCTGACCTGCTTCAAGCGGGGCGCGCACTACTGCCAGCCCCGTGCCGACCGGGCGGTCAAGTTCTTCCCCGAGCTGCTCGTGCACACCAAGGGGCCGCTGCGGCGAACCGCGTTCCGGCTGCGGCACTGGCAGGAACACGAGATCATCCGGCCGCTGTTCGGCGAGGTCGTCTGGTCGCAGGAGTGGTCCCGGTACGTGCGCCGGTACCGCATCGCCTACATCATCGTCGCGCGGAAGAACGGCAAGAGCGAGCTGGCGGCCGGAATCCAGCTGCTGCTGCTCGTCGCCGACGACGAAGACTCCGCCGAGGTCTACTCGGCCGCGAAGGACACCGAACAGGCCGCGAAGGTGTTCGAGCCGGCGCTGCGGATGGTGCAGCTGAGCCCGATCCTGGCGCGGCGGCTGCGGCACTTCAAGAACGAGAAACGCATCGTCGACGCGGCGACGTCGAGCTACTACCGCATCATCACCGCCGACGCGCTCGGCGAGCTCGGCCACAACCCGCACGGCTTCAACCTCGACGAGGTCCTTTCGCAGCCGAACGGGGGGCTGTGGGAGGCGATGGTCACCGCGGTCGGCGCCCGCACCCAGGAGCTGCTGTACGCCACCAGCACGGAGACCAACGACAGCGCGTCGTTCGGGGCGGAGCTGATCGACGAGGCGGAGCGGATCCAGGAGGACCCCAAGCGCGCGCCCCACGTGTTCGCCTTCGTGCGCAAGCTGCCCCGCACCGACGTGGAGCTGGCCAGGCTGTGGCGGATCCACAAAGGACATCCGGACCTTCCGGTGTCCTGCGACCCGTTCGACGAGCGCAACTGGAAGTGGCCAAACCCGGGCCTCGACGAGTTCAAAAGCCGCGAGGCGATGCGCCGCCTGGCCGTCGACGCCAAGCGCAACCCGCAGCGGGAGAACGCCTACCGCCAGTTCCAGTGCAACCAGCGGGTCCAGCAGGTCACCCGCTACATCTCGCTCGATCTCTGGGACGCCAACACCGGCGAGCTCGCGCCCAACCCGGGCTGGCTGCTACCCAAGCTCGCCGGGCAGCGCTGCTGGGGCGGCCTCGACCTGTCCTCCAAGCTGGACCTCACCGCATGGTGCCTGCTCTTCGAGGACGGCTCGATCCTGTGGCGGCACTGGTGCCCGGCCGCCGTGGTGCCCAAGCTCGACGAGCACACCGACGGCCAGCTCTCGCAGTGGGCGGCGGCCGGCTGGGTCACTGTCACCGACGGCGACACCATCGACTACGACCTGATCTACGAGCAGATCGAGGCGGACAACGACCTGTTCGTCATCGTCGATGTGACCTACGACAAGTGGTCCGGCGAGCCCGTCCGGCAGGCGATCGTGCAGCGAACCGGCCTGGAGCTCATCGAGTCGGCCACCACGTACGAGCGGATGACCGGGCCGATGACCGAGCTCATGCGGCTGCTCACCGCCCGCCAGCTGCGCACCGGCGGGAACCCCGTCGCGCGCTGGATGGCCGACAATCTTGAGGCGAGGAGCCCAGCCAACGACCCGGACCGGCTGCGGCCGGTCAAGCCGGACCGCCGCGCGTCCGGCAAACGCATTGACGGGATGACAGCGCTGCTGCAGGCGATCGACGGTCGGCTACGCGAGCCCGACGTGGCGGCGCCGCCCGCACCGGTGGTCGTTCGCGCCCCGGCCAGATCGCACGCGCACCCATTGGCGACCGCTGGCTTCTAAAACCCCCACGCCCAGACCGGAGGGAATGCTGTGACTGCTCCTGTCCCGGTGACCGAGATCGGCTACGCGTGGCAGGGGTCCGGCGGCGGCGGCTGGTGGGACTGGGAACCCGACGAGTCGACTCCGGAGCTGCGCTGGCCGCAGTCGCTGCAGGTGTTCGACGCGATGCGGTCGCAGGACTCGCAGGTCGCCTCCGTGCTGCGGGCCGTGGTCCAGCCGGTGCTGCTGACCCCGTGGCGTCTGGATCCGTGCGGTGCCCGCGACGAGGTGACCGCGTGGGTGTCCGAAGACCTCGGCCTGCCGATCGTCGGGGCCACGCCCAGGCCGGCACCGCGCACCCGGGACCGGTTCTCCTGGCCGGAGCATCTGCGGCACGCCCTGCTGATGCTGGTGTACGGGCACATGTACTTCGAGCAGGTGTACCGCGTCGATGACGACGGCCGGCGGGCGCGGCTGCGGAAGCTGGCGCCGCGGATGCCGAAGACCATCGAGAAGATCGACGTTGCGGAGGACGGCGGCCTCGTCTCGGTCAGCCAGTGGGGCACCATGGCGGGGCCGCGGGCGCGGCCGATGCCGGTCAACCGGCTGGTGGGGTACGTGCATGAGCGCGAGGCCGGTAACTGGGTCGGCCGGTCGCTGCTGCGGGCGGGGTACAAGAACTGGCTGATCAAGGATCGGCTGTTGCGGGTGCAGGCGCAGACGATCGAGCGCAACGGCATGGGCATCCCGGTCTATGAGGCGGCGGAGAAGGAGAAGAGCCTCGACAAGGGCCAGGAGATCGCCACCTCGTGGCGGTCCGGGGAGGCGGCCGGTGCGGCCATCCCGAACGGGGCGAAGATTCGGCTGGTCGGTGTGGAGGGGGACCTGCCGGACGCGAACCCGGCGATCCGTTACCACGACGAGCAGATCGCCAAGGGTGTCCTCGCCCATTTCCTCACGTTGGGCACCCAGACGGGCTCGTGGGCGCTGGGCGCCACGTTCGCCGACTTCTTCACCCTGAGCCTGCAAGCGTTGGCCCAGGCGGTCGCGGACACCGCGAGCCAACACATCGTCGAGGACCTGGTCGACGTCAACTTCGGCGTGGACGAACCCGCCCCGAAGATCGTCTTCGATGAGATCGGCAGCCGGCAGACGGCGACCGCGGCGGCGCTGAAGATGCTCGTCGACGCCGGCATCCTGCGGCCGGATCCGGTCCTGGAGCAGGCGGCACGCCAGCAGCACGGCCTACCGCCGAACCCCGACCCGACACCGGACTACGAGCCGGCGCCCGCCGACGAGCCGCCCGCGGCACCACCCGCAGCGGCCCGGGCTCGACGCCGCCTGCCGGCCCCGCTCCAGCCGCCGATCCCCGGCCTCGACCACTGAGGAGAACACACGATGCCGCAACCCCCGAACGCGCCGGCCGGGCCGCGACCCTGGTACCACGTCGGCCCGGTGGTCGCCGAGGCCGACGGCGACGGGCCAGAGCGCACCACCGCGGACGTGTACCTGTACGACGTCGTCGGCGGCTGGTGGGGGCTCAGCGCCGACGACTTCGTCCGCGACGTCGCGGGCCTGGACGTCGACCACATCGTGCTGCACCTCAACACCCCCGGCGGGGAGGTCTCCGAGGGGGTGGCGATCGCCAACATGCTCCGCCAGCACCGCGCCGACGTGCGGGTGATGGTCGACGGGATGGCGGCCAGCTCCGGCAGCGTCATCGCGATGGCCGGCGACGAGGTCGTCATGGGCCTCGGCAGCCAGATGATGGTCCACAACCCGCGAACCTGGGCGGTCGGTGACGTCGACGAGATGCAGAAGGTGGCCCGGCAGCTGGAGTCGACCGCCGAGGCGATCGCCTCCACCTACGCGGCCAAGGCCGGCGGCACCGTCGACGAGTGGCGGGAGCTGATGAAGGCCGAGACCTGGTACTCGGCCGAGGAGGCGGTGAAGGCGGGGCTGGCCGACCGGGTCGCCACCGACGAGGACAAGGGCACCGCGACGGGCCGCAAGGTCACGCCGGGCCGTAAGGCCGGTCTGTGGGACATGTGGGACACGCTGCGCTCGCAGGACCGCCTGGACCTGTCGCCGTTCGTGTACCAGGGGCGGGAAAATGCGCCGGCCCCGACGTTGGCCGGCCGCAAGGCCGGGCGATCGTCGGCGCCGCCGGATGCCGCGCTGGCCGCAGCCGCGCAGGCGGCCCAGCGCATCCGCGGCGAGGCCACGAAGACAACCACCGCCGACCCGACGGTGGTCGATCCGAACCCGAAGGAGGCGTCAGTGGACGCAGCCAAGATCCGGGAGGCGCTGGGTCTCGCATCCGACGCCCCCGACACCGAGGTGACCGCGGCGCTGGCCGCGGCCGGCCTCGGACAGGCGGGACCGCCCGCCAACCCGCCCGGCGACCAGAACGAGCCGGCCCCGCCGGTGGTCAAGCCGAACGGGGCGGTCCCGGCCGGGATGCGCCTGGTGTCGGACTCGGCCTGGGAGCAGATGCAGAACACCATCAAGCGGCTGGAGGCGCGCGAGGCGCGTCGAGAGCGCGAGGAGCGCGACCAGGTCGTCGCGCAGGCGGTGCGGGACGGCAAGTTCACCCCGGCGCAGCGCGACCACTTCGCCAAGCTGTGGGACGCCGACCCTGAGGGCACCCGCACGCTGATCGCGAGCCTGCAGAAGAACACCGCGCTGGCGGTCGCCGAGCTCGGCCACGGCGGGGACGTCACATCGGACGAGGCGGCCGAGGACGCCATGTTCGACAACCTGTTCCCACCCTCGATGCGCTACGCGGGAAAGGGGCAGTGACCGGTGGCTGACTACACGCCGATTTTCGGCGCGGGCCTGCGGCCGCGCTCGTTCACCGTCGGTGCTACAGCCGTCGTGGGTGGCCAGGTCGTCGCCCTGTCCGCGGCAGACACAGTGATCCCCGCCGGCGCCGCTTCCACCGCCGCGGTCGGCGTCGCCGGACATGACGCGGCGATCGGCACCCCGGTCACGGTGTGGCCGCTGCCCGGTGTCACGCATGAGGTGACTGCCTCCGCCGCGGTCGCGGTCGGCGACAACCTCGCCACGGCCGCCAATGGCCAGGTCAGCGCGATCGGCGCCGGCACCTTCGGTCAGCTCATCGGCGTCGCCGCGACCGCCGCCGCCGGCGCCGGCATCAAGCTCCAGATGATTGGTCGGTGAGCTGACTCATGCCAGGTACCTACCCGCCGGCAGCGCCGACGCTGACCGGCAACCTGCTGACCATCGACCGGATGCTGCAGTCGCCGACCTACATTCGGCGGCGGCTGCGGGACTTCCGCGACCTGCGGTTCGTCTCCGACCAGGTGCTCACTGGCCGGCTGCGCTCCTCCGGTGGCGCGGTCCTGTACGAGATGAGCGAGCCGTTCGTCACGGACCGGCCGGTGCGGGCCGTGCAGGCTGGCGGCGAGTACCCGATCGCCAACATGCCGGCCGGTACCGCCGGCCTGGCCGCGGTGTCCAAGTGGGGCCAGAAGGTCGAGCTGACCTTCGAGCAGGCGAAGCGGTCGCAGTACCCGGGTCAGGAGGTGTCCCGGGCGCTGCGGAAGGTGGTCAACACCGTCATCAGCCAGGTCGACTCGGTGACCCTGTCCGCGGTCGCCGCGGCGGTGACCGCCACCTTCGCCATCACCACGCAGTGGGTCGCGGCCTCGCCCACCATGCTGCGTGACGTGCTGCGGGCCAAGGCGAGCATCGCGAACCTCAAGCTGGGCTACACCCCCGACACGCTGCTGCTGACCGACTCGGCGTACGCCTACTTCATGTCCGACGACAAGGTCACCAACGCGCTGCAGCGGGAGACCACCACCAACCCGATCTACACCGGCGAGATCGAGGTGGTCGGCGGGCTGACCATCCTGCACAGCCCGAACGCGCCAGCCGACCCTTGGATCTTCGACTCGACGCAGCTCGGGTCGATGGCCGATGAGCAGGAGGTCGACCCCGGGTACACGGTCGACGAGATGATGATCCAGGTCAAGGCGTGGATCGACCCGGAGATCGACGGCTGGTGGCTGCAGGGCCGCCGGGTCACCGTGCCCGCGCCGCAGGAGCCCGGCGCTGGTATCCGGCTGACCAACTCGGGCACGTGAGAGGGGCCGACATGAGCTACCGCAACGACGGAACCTCGATCATCCAGGCCACGGCGGACGGCGACCGTACGGTGGCCTTCGCCCTTGACGCCGGGTTCGCCGGGCAGATCGTCGACGCGCTCAACGCCCAGCACCCGCAAGGGTTCGCCGCGACCCGGCTCGACCCACTGACCGGTGAGCGGGTCGCAACGCTCGACGTCGATGAGCGGCGCCCGCTGCGCGAGGTGCTCGCACCCGGCCAGCGCGTCAAGGTCACTGGCCCGTATGTGCCGGTGGAGATGGACACCCCGGACGGCCGGCAGATCCGCGGCCTGATGCAGGGTGCGGTGCTGCCCGGCGACGTGTACGCCGGGAAGGCGCGGCACCTGCTCGACGTGGGCCTCGCCGTCCTCATCGAGGACGGGGCGGCGGCGGAGGATGCCCGCGCGGCCGGCCAGGAGCCCGACGCCGGAGGACCGCCACCCCAGTCGGCACCCAAGGCCGCGTGGGTCGACTACGCGGTGTCGCAACGTGATGAGGGAGTGTCCGAAGAGGACGCCCGCAACGCCGCCGGGATCCTGTCCAAGGCGGACCTGATCGCGCAGTACGCCACGCCGGCGAGCTAGCCGGCGATGGCCGAGCTGTTCGACCTGGGGGACCTGTCCAAGTGGTTGCAGGACCCCCAGGTCACGCAGGCGCGGGAGGCCACCGCTCGCCGCGTCGCCGCCGGCTGGCTCAAAGACGCCACCGGCCTCGCCGCATGGCCGGACCCGCTGCCCGATGACCTGTTCGCGTGGGGCTTCGAGCTGGCCGTGATCGCGCTACGCAACCCGGCCGGGTTCGCGGTGTCCACCAGCGGCGCGGTGTCCATGACGTGGGACCGGCTACGCCGCGACAAGATCCTCGAAGATGCGCGGCTCGCCTACAACGCGGGCGCCAAGCCGCAGGGCTCGTTCCCCGAGCCTGACTGGTCGTGGAAGGCCACGCCCCCGACGACCCTCACCTCGAGCTGAAGCACCGGAAAGGGAACTGACCGATGGCGCTCAACGCCGACCAGGTACGCGTCGCCGTCACCGGCGCCGTCATGACCGCACCACGAGGCACCACGCAGCCGACCGATGCGACCAGCGCGTGGCCGACCGGCTGGCTCGACTGCGGCTACGTCTCCGACGACGGGGTCGAGGAGGAGCCCGACGAGGACACCGAGGAGGTCAAGGCGTGGCAGAACGCCGTCGTCGTCCGGCGGGTGATCTCCAGCTCCGAGATCAAGTGGAAGTTCACGTTGATCGAGACGAAGAAGACGACGCTGAGCCTGTACCACCGCGGCAACACCCCGGCCGCGACACCGCCGTACCGGCTCGACGTCAAGGCCCCCGGGCCGGACCCGCGGATGCTGGGCCTGGACATCGTGGACGGCACCAAGCACTACCGCGTCATCGTGCCCCTGGCCGAGGTGTCCGAGCGCGGCAGCATCAAGTACTCCTCGGACGAGGAGATCGGCTACGAGGTGACCATCTCCGGCTACCCGGACGCCAACCAGCTCGTCGCCATCAAGTACTCCGACGACGCCGCGTGGGCCGCGGCCTGATGGCCGCACTGCCCGACGTCATTCGCGTCGTCCGCAAGGGCAACCGGTTCTCGCTCACCCTCGACGGGCAGCACTTCCCCTGGCTGGTCGAGCTGGTCGAGACCGTCATGGGCGAGGGCCGTGGCCCCACGCTGCGACTCACGCTGCCGGCCGGCCGCATCGAGGTCATCGACGAGCCCGCCGCGCCACCAACCCCCATCAACGTGGACGCCGGGGCGCCGGCCGACCCCAAGGAGACGTGATGCCACTCAACGACACGCGGATGTCGGTCTCGGTGCGGTCCCGGCTCACGACCGTGCTGCCCCTCGCCGTCGGCGAGGTGCCGCTGACCTTCGAGCGCGGAGTTGCTCTGGACAACGGCACGGCCGCCAACCAGGCCGATCGGATCTGGCACAGCAGCGGGCAGATCGCCGCCTCCAGCTTCGCCGACATCGACCTCAACGGCAGCCTGACCGACCCGTTCGGCGCGGCCGTGAACCTCCTGCGCGTCAAGGGCCTGTTCATATCGGCCGCGCCGGGCAACACCAACAACCTGGTCGTCGGCAACGCCGCCGCGAACGGGTTCATCTCCTGGGTCGGCGCCGCAGCCCACACCCTGACGATCCGGCCGGGCGGCTTCCTCGCCCTGTGGGCGCCAGACGCGACCGCCTACGCGGTCACCGCCGGGACCGCAGACATCCTACGGATCACCAACTCGGGCGGCGGCTCGGTCGTGAGCTACGACCTCGTCATCATCGGCGCCAGCGCGTAGGGGCACCCCCCATGCCGGCCGGGCCATTGGGCGCGCAGACGATCGTGGTCTGGCACGCACCGTCCACACAGGACGCCTACGGCAACATGGTGCTCGACTGGCGCAGCGCAGTCCCCACCACCGTCGAAGGCTGCTCCGTGCAGCCGTTGACCGGCGACGAGCAGCAGCCAACCGGTCGGGACGCGCTCACCGTCGCTCTGCTGCTCCTGGCGCCGGCTCATTCGCTCATCGAGGGCGTGGACCGCATCGAGCACGGCCGGGACACCTACGAGGTCGACGGCCCGGTGGAGCGCTGGCCGGACCCGGCCGGCGGCACCTCGCACCTGCAATGCCGGCTGAGGTTGGTGGAAGGCTGATGGCTGACGGGGTGCGGGTCACGTTGAACCGGGCCGGTGTGCGGCGGCTGCTCACCAGTGCCCAGGTTGCCGCAGCGCTTGGGCAGGTTGCCGACCGCATCGCCGACCGGGTGCGCTCGGCCGGCATCCGGGTGGAGCACGAGCCGGGAGACATCCCGCTGCCGGTGGACGTGCACGTGCACACCGACGGCGGCCGGGCCCGGGCGCTGGTCGTGCTGGCGCACCCGGCCGGGGCCGCCGTGGAGGCCAAGCACCGGCTGCTGCTGCGCAGCATCGACGCCAGCGCCTGACCGGGGAGGGGCGATGCAGCCGGCGATGCTCTTCCCCGACGCGGAGCGCCTGGTCGTCGTCCACCTACGCGCCACGCTGCGGCTGCGGGTCGACCCGCACCTCCAGGAGGTCAACGTCGCTACCCGGATGCCGCCGGCGACCACGCCGGGCCGGTACCTGCTGGTGCGTCGGGTCGGCGGCACACGAGCCTCCACCGTGGTCGACGCGCCGCGCATCGACATCATGGCGTGGCACGACACCGACGACGCCCGCATGGGCCTGGCCCAGTTCGCCCGCGGCCAGCTCCTGGCGCTGCCCGGCCACCTGGTCGACGGAACACCGGTCTACCGAGTGGGCGAGCTCACCGGCCCCATCAACATGCCCGATCCGCTCAACGACAGCCGCACGGTGACCATGCTCACGGTCGAGATCCGACTCCGCGGCGCCGCCGCCTGACGAAAGGTCCACAGTGGCCAGTGCGAAGCCCGCGAGGTTCTCGCTGCGCACCGCGGTCGCCGAGACCGCCCGCGAGCCGTTCGAGTTCGAGGGCCCCAACGGCGAAGACCTGAGGCTGCCGCACGCATCCTGCCTGACGCTGCGACAGGCCGAACGCATCGACGCGGGCGAGCTGGCCGCAGTCATCAACGAGCTCGACACCACCGTCGCCGATCTCATGGTGGACCTGCCGGGGTACGCCATCGAGCAGCTCGTCACAGCCTGGCTGGCGCACGCCGGTACGAGCTCGGGGGAATCCGCGGCCTCCTCCAACTCCTCGACGAGTACGGGGAGGCCATCGACGTCGACCTCGCGCGCTGCGGCCTCTCGCTCGCCCAGGTCGGCACGCCGGCGCTGAGCCTGCGCCGGCTGCGCGCGATGGTCCTGCACACCCCGATCGACTCGGCGTACGCCCACGCCGCTCTCGGCGAACAGGCGAGCTGGTCGCTGGATGCGCACCTGCTCGCCCTCGTCATCGACACGCTACGCACGGCCAACTGGCAGCGCGGCGGCGGCAAGGGCCGCCGACCTCAGCCGATACGGCGGCCCGGCACGGCAGGCCGGCGACTTGGCCGCACCGACCGCGACCCGCAGGAGGTGCGCGCCTACCTCGACCGGCTCCGGCCGATGTGATCCCCGCCGCCAGGAGGTGACCGGTGTCCGTTGAGGTCGGGTCCGCAGTCCTGACCATCATCCCGTCCGCGCGCGGGCTGCGCGGCAAGATGGAGCAGGAGATCACCGCCGATGCGGTGGGGGCCAGCCGCTCGGCCGGTGAGGCGTCGGGCCGCTCGTTCGTGGGCCGGTTCACCGCCGTCGTCGCCGCGGGCATCGCCGCTGGCGGGGTCCTGCTCTTCCGCGGCGTGATCGCCGGGCTCAAGGCCACGGTCATGCCGGCATCGGACCTCAACGAGACGATCAGCAAGACCGGTGTCATCTTCGGCGCCAACGCCGGGGCCGTGCAGACGTGGGCGGCGACCGCGAACACCAGCATGGGCCTGACGCGCCGGCAGGCGCTGGAGAACGCCGCCTCGTTCGGCGACATGTTCCAGCAGATCAAGATCGCGCCGGCCTTGTCGCGGAACATGTCGACCGGTCTGGTCAACCTCGCCACCGACCTTGCCTCGTTCCACAACGCCGACATCACCCAGGTGCTCGACGCGCAGGCGGCCGCCTTCCGCGGCGAGTACGACTCGCTGCAGCGGTACGTGCCGGCCATCAACGCCGCCCGGGTCGAGCAGGAGGCGCTGCGGCTCACCCACAAGAGGAGCGCCAAGGACCTCACGGCGGCCGACAAAGCCCTTGCCACGTACCAGATCCTGATGAAGGACACGGCCGCGGCGCAGGGCGACTTCGCCCGCACCAGCGGCGGGCTGGCCAACCAGGCGCGGATCCTGTCCGCCCAGTGGGGCGACTTCAAGGTCCGCATCGGCACCGCCCTGCTGCCCGTGGTGACGCAGTTCGTCGCCACGCTCAACACCAAGCTGATGCCAGCCCTCAACGCGCTATGGGCTCAGCACGGCCCGGCGGTGACCGCGTGGCTGAGCCAGGCGGCGGCCAAGGCGGGGCCGCTGGTGGACAAGCTGGCCAGCTTCGACTGGAAGGGCTTCGGCGCCGACGTCGGGGCCGCCTTCGGCAAGCTCGGCCCGCAGCTCAAGACGCTGGGCGAGGCCGCCGGCACCGGCTTCGTCGACACCCTGCATGTCGGTGCCGTGGTGATGCAGTTCGCCGCCGAACACGCCGACCTGCTCGCCAAGGCTCTGCCCTACCTGGCCGCCGGGTTCCTGCTGGTCAAGACCGCACAGGCGTCCGAGACCGCGGTCGCGGCGGTGCGGATGCCGCTGCGGGTGGCCGAGCTGGTCATCCAGCACCGCCAGAACGTGGCCCTGCGCGCCCACACCGCGGCGCTGATCGCCAACACTGCCGCCAGCCGGGTCGGCACCGCCGCCACCGTCGCCGACACCGCAGCGACCAATGTCGGGTTTTTCGCCCGGGCCCGGGCCACCACCGGCATGATCGCCCACCGGGTCGCCTCGATCGCCGTCGCCGCAGCCGCCAAGGCGTGGACCGTGGCCCAGTGGCTGCTCAACGTCGCCCTGACGGCCAACCCGATCGGGCTGATCGTGGCCGCGATCGCGCTGCTGGTCATCGGCTTCGTGCTGGCCTGGAAGCATTCGGAGACCTTCCGCAAGGTGGTCACGGCCGCGTTCGGCTTCAGCACGGCCGCGGTCCGGGCCTTCGTCACCTGGGTGGTCGGCACCGCCTGGCCGTGGCTGAAACGCACCTGGGAACAGGTGTCCGGCCTCGCCGTCGGCGTGTACCGCAGCTGGAAAGCCAACCTGGACAAGGTCGTCGACTTCATCAGGGGCATCCCCCGGTCGATCGCCGACCTCGGTGCCGCGCTGTACGACAAGGGCCGCGACCTGATCCAGGGCTTCATCAACGGCATCCGCACGATGCCGGGCAAGGTCCGCGACGCCCTGCTCGACCTGCTGCCCGGGCCGCTCAAGCAGTTCGCGGGCAAGATCGGCCTCGCCTCACCATCGAAACTGTTCGAACGCTACGGCCGGCTGACGGTGGCTGGCTTCATCCTGGGCATCGAACGCAGCCGGGCCGGGGTGGCAGCCGCCATGGCGGCGCTGGTGCCGGCCCCGCCGCCCGCCCCTGCCGGCGCATACGCCCCCGCCGCCTCCGCTGCGAGCGCCGCCGCCGGTGGCATCACCCAGAACATCTACGGCACGCCAGGGCAGTCGCTGGCCGAGCTGGTGGCCGCCGTCAAGCGGGAGCTGCTGTGGGAGACGGGGGGCTGAGCGGTGCCGCTGCCAGCCGAGTACCGGCCCACGCTGACCTCCACGGTGGACGCCATGGTGGCCCTCGACGGGTGGGGTGCGGGCAGCTCCGGGGCCGCGGCCGGCGTCATCGACGCCCAGGGCACCGAGTGGATCCTCAGCCGCTTCGACGGCTGGCACGCCGCCCCGCCACCGCGTACCAGCCTCACCGACCGGCCCGGAGAGCATGGCGCATTCGACGGCCCCGCGTTCCTCACACCGCGGGTGCTCGCCGTGGAGGGCACCGCCATCGCCGTGGACCTGGCCTCGGCGCTGCGGGCGCGTGACATCGTCGCCAGCGTCTGCAGCGATGACGCGCTGCTGTACACGTTGCAGGTCAGCGAACCCGGCCGGCCCACCCGCACCATCGGCGTGCGCCGCTCGGGGGAGACGAAGACCAGCCCGGTGCACGGCAACGCGTTCAGCTGGTCCTTGTTGCTCGTGGCGCCGGACCCACGCCGGTACGGGCCGGCGCAGTCCCAGCTCGTCGGGTTGCCCCAGCCGTCCGGCGGCCTGCTCTTCCCGCTGGTGTTCCCGCTGGTCTTCGGCGCCGGCCAGTCCGGCGGGCAGATGACCCTGACCAACTCCGGCACCCGCGCCACCTGGCCGACCTGGCAGATTCTCGGGCCGGTGACAGGCCCGTTCGTCACCGACACCGGCAACACCGGCAAACAGCTCGCCTTCGACCCCACCTTCAGTGTCCCGGCTGGACAGACGGTCACCGTGGACACCGATGCGAAGACGGTGCTGCTGGCTGGGGTGTCGCGGCGGGACCGGCTGTTCACCGCCCAATGGTTCCCGCTGACGCCGGGATCGACGGTCATCGCATTCGGCTCGGCCTCCGGGTTCGACGCCGCGGCCAAGCTCACCGGGACATGGAAGGACGCCTGGACCTGACATGGCCGCCTGGACCTACCTGATCGCCGCGCTCGGCTCCGGCGTCATCATCGGCGAGCTACCCCTGTCCGGCGGCGTGCGGATGAGCAAGGTCCTCAACGGGTCCGGGCAGCTGCGCGCGCAGACGACCCTCGGCGATGCGAAGCTGGCCGCCCGCAACGTCTACGACATGACCCGCCCCGCCCGCCGCGTGGTGTACGCGGTCCGCGACAACCGCCCCTGGTGGGGCGGCATCATCTGGGCCTCCGACTACGACTCCGACACCCGCGTCCTCGAGCTCGGCTGTGCCGACTTCTGGTCCTACTTCGACCATCGCAAGATGCTGCCGGTGCTCACCTTGCCGGCCGCGCCCAGCTACGTCGCCGGACTGTCCACCGTGTACACCGGCCTCGACCAGAACACGATCGCCCGCAGCCTGGTCACCCTCGCCCAGTCGCACACCGGCGGCGACATCGGCATCGTCGTCGACGCCGCCCTGTCCGGGATCCTGCGCGACCGCACCTACCAGGGCTACGACCTGGTCGACGTCGGCGAGGCGCTGCGCGAGCTCGCCGGCGTCAGCAACGGGCCCGACGTCGTCTTCGACGTCGGCACCTTCGACGCCAACGGGCGCCCCACGCGGCTGATGCGCACCGGGATGCCCAAGCTCGGCCAGCAGGGCTCGCCGCACCGCTTCGACGCCGGCGGCAACCTGCTGTCCTACCGGTGGAGCTCCGCCGCCGGGGTCATGGCCACCCGCGCGTTCGCCGAAGGTGACGGTGAGGAGCGCGGCACCCTCTTCGCGGTCGCCGAGGACGCCAGCCGCTACGGCGACGGCTGGCCGCTGCTGGAAACCGACGACGTGTTCGCCGACGTCACCGTGCCGGCCACCCTGCAGCAGCACGCCGACACCCTCCTGGCCGGCGGCAAGCTTCCCGTGGTCACCCCCGAGCTGCGGGTGCGCGCCGAGCTGGCACCCACCCTCGGCGAGGTCAGCGTCGGCGACGACGCCCACATGGTCATCCCCGCCGGCGACCTGCTCTTCAGCGACGGCATCGAGCTCACCGTGCGGATCCTCGCGATCGAGGTCGACATCGACGACCAGGGCCAGGAGACCGTCAAGCTGATCTGCCAGTCGGTCCAGGAGGTGGCCTGACATGGGGCTCATCGCCGAGATCCGGCTGCCGTCCTCACCGGCGATCAGCTTCGCCAGCTCGGCCCAGGTGGCCCGCTCCACGACCAGTGGGGGCAGCAGCCGCACCCGCTCCACCGCCCGGTCCCGGCGTGCCGCCAAACGCAACCAGAAGAGTGTGCGCGACCAGTCCGGCACCAACCTGGTCACCAACGACGCCTCCGGCTTCGGCCTCAACCGGCCCTACCTGCCGTGGAACGTCTACGCCACCAACCTGGAGACCGCGCCGGGCGCCGCGCCCGTCACCTCCACCACCTCGGGCGCCTTCGTCGCGTTGCTGACCTGCGCCACCGAACCGCAGCACCCGCGCATCCGGGTCCGCATCCGGGCGGTCACCGGCGCCGGCACCGCCGGCGAGGTCCGCCTCCGGGACCGGGCCACCGGCCAGGTCCTCGGCGCCATCCTGGTGGTCGGCACCGCCGCCACCGTGGAGACCAACCTCGACCGCACCCTCGTCGCGCCCGCCCTCACCGGAACCGGGGCGCCGATGAAGGTCGACGTCGAGGCCCGCATCACCGCCGGCGCCAACACCATCGCCGTGCTCGTCGTCTACGCCATCGGCATCGGATCGTGAGGGAGTAGCCCGTGGCCGAGCGCGACTCGTGGGCGGTGCAAGCCTCCGGCCCGTCCGGGCTCCTCGACGTCGAGGAATGCCGCGTGGCCATCGGCGCGCTCGTCACGCCTTCCAGCGCCAGCATCGTCAAGGCCAAGAGCGGCTTCCGGCCCGGCCCGGGCACCAGCCCCGGCCTGGTGACGGCCACCGGCACCCCCGACGCGTTCGTCCACGTCGCCCCGTTCCAGCTGATGCTGCAGTCGGGCCGCGCGAGCGTCGCCGGGGTGTACCAGGCGTGCCTGGACGCCCAGAAAGACATCAACGTTCTCTCGACGCCGGCGGACCCGACCAACCCCCGCGACGACCTGATCATCGCCCAGCAGTCGGACACGTTCTACGGCGACGCGTCAAGCCCCTTCCAGGTCCGGCAGGTCGTCGGCGCCCCGTCCGGTACGCCGTCGGACCCGACCGTGACCGGGTCGCAGGACTACGTCGCCCTGGCCCGGGTGCGGGTGGACGCCAACGCCAACACCATCACCGCGGCCAAGATCACCGACCTGCGCACCGGCGGCCACGCGAAAAGCCTCATCGGCGGCCTGTACAGCGTGGCCGTCGGCGGCATCCTGCCGGTGGCCAACCAGGCGCAACGGGACCTCATCGTCCAGTACGACGGCATGACGATCTGGCGCATGGACCTCAAACGCATCGAGGTCTATGACGTCACCGCGGGCGCCTGGCTCAACGGCGACTGGACCTCCTACGTGCCGGTGTGGACCACCACCGGCACCGCACCCGCGCTGGGCAACGGAACCATCGGCGGCTACTGGCGCCGTTCCAGCCTCGACAAGGGCATGGTCAAGGTCGCCGGCGCGATGACCTTCGGCTCGAGCACCACCTTCGGCACCGGCAGCTACCGCGTCACCGCACCCGTCGCCGCGAGCGCCAACGCGATCGGCCGGGCCGTCGGCTCGGCGTACCTCGCCGACGTCGGCACCCAGAACAAGGCCGGCATCTGCATCTTCGCCGACGCCAACAACCTGCTGCTGATCGCCGCCGCGGGTGGGGACGTCACCAACAACAACCCGCACGTCTGGGCGCAGACCGACATCATCCGCTGGGACCTCGAGTACGAGCCCGCCTAACCGTCCACAAAGGAAGGAGACCCCCATTGTCAGTCGGATATTCGGCAACCAAGGCCGACATCGACAGCCGTAGCGGCGGGTTGGCCCTGAGCCTGCGCAACACCACGGACGAGATCCGCAACTTCAAGATCTTCCTCGACTCCAAGCCCGACGGGGACCTCACCGCGCTCGGCTACACCGCCGGTGACATCAACACCCTCAGGTCAGCCTTCGTCGACCTCGCCAGGCTCGTCAGCGTCTACGAGGGTACCCAGGCACAACCATCGGCGTACGACTTCCGCACCTTCGCCAAGCTGCTCACCGGAACCGCGTAGCGGCCATGGCGGTGACCACGTACCGGGGCTGGCTGCAGGACGAGCAGCCGGCCGCCACCGCCCGCCCGGTCCGCGACCTCGCGCTCACCCTGCACCGCTACGGGTACAACGTCGGCCGCCTCGACGTCATCGGCCTCGGCGACGAGCGGCACCTGCTGGCCGACCCGCCGCAGGACCACTGCCCCTACTCGGCCACCCCGTGGCCCGGGCCGCAGCCCTACCCCTACGTCCTGGCCGTGGACGTGATGCGCCTGTCGGTCGCGGTGGAGGTACCGCCCGGCGCGCCCACGCTGGCCCAGCTGGCCCGCAAGCTCATCGCCGACCGCAACGCCGGCCGCCGCGAGGTCGCCTGGGTCAAGTACCTCAACTGGACCGACGAGCAGGGCGCCGCCCGCCACGAGTCGTGGAAACCCAACCACACCACCAGCCCCACCAGCGACCGCGGCCACCTGCACCTGTCCGGCCGCACCGACTACCACCTCTCCGACGTCGCCGCCGGGTACGACCCGGTGGCCGAGCTCCTGGGAGATGACGTGAGCGAGCTCACCGACCAGATCATCCAGGCGTGGCGGCTCGGCGTATCCACCATCGCCGACAAGACCCCGGTCGAGCCGGTCAAATGGCGCATGCGCGACGAGGCGTGGCAGGCCGCCACCGACAAACGCATCGTCGAGCACGCCGCGGCGCTGACCGTGCTGGGCTCCAAGGTGGACAAGCTGCTGGAGCTCGCCGCGCAGGACCCCGGCAACAGCATGAGCCCCGACGACCTCGCCCAGCTGCAGGCCGCCCTGGCCGAACAGGAGCAGCAGACCCGGGCCGCCCTGCTGCAGCAGCTGGCCGAGCAGCGGCAGGCCGTCATCGACGCCGCCGCCACGGCCGCCCGCGAAGGCGCCGAAGAGGGCAGCCGCGGCGAGGTCGCCGACGCGCTCCAACACGCCGCCGACGCCGCCCGCGGCGACCGGCCGGCCGACAGCTGACCGATGGACCTCGCGGCGCTGGCCGGCTACGCCACCCTGATCCTGGGCGCCGGCGGCGCCGTGCACCTGCTGGACCGTTGGCGCTACCGCCGCAAGCCGGCCCTCGACATCGCCGGCCTGGCTCAGCAGGTCGCCGCCACCACGATGGAGCACGCCCGGGCGGAGATCGACCGCACGTGGACCGCCGCGGAGCGACGGTCGCGGGCGGCAGAAGAGCGCGCCGCCGCCGCCGAGGCCGACATCGCGCAGCTGCGCACCGAGGTCGCCGAGCTGCGCGCCCGCATCGACCAGTACGACCGCAACGAACGCCGGCTCGGCGAAGAGGCCGCCGTCCTGCGTACCCAGCTGGTCGCCGCCCAGGCAACCATCGACGCCCGCGACCGGGAGATCGCCACCCTGCGCGGCCTGACCGAGCACGCCCAAACCCAGCTCGGCGGCACCCCGGCACACTAAGTCGCCAGGCCGTCAGCGCTGTCCCGCGTAGCGGTGGCCCCGGGCCTTCGCCTCCTCCAGCGCCCGCGCCCGGTCGGCGCCCGCCTCGACGAGCAGCTCGGCCGCGACATGACGCCACCAGGCCCCGCCCCGCCAGTGGTAGACCGCGGCCTCGGTCAACAGCCGCGGATCCGTTGTCATGGCCCGGATCTCCTCGAGCGCCCGGGCGCGCCAGCCGTCCGGCTGGTGGCTGCTGGTGCCGGTTGGTCACCTCCACCAGCTGGTCGACCAGCTGCCGCTCGTCGTCCTCCACCATCACACCGTACCGAACAAATGTTCGAAGGAGTCAAGGGCGTGAGCTGGCAGACGTTCTGGCTGGAACCGGTCGGCCGCGACCGACGCGGCCTGCGCCGCTACACCAGCAGGTACCAGGGCGGCGCGTTCACCTGCGCCGGCGGCTGGCACGAGGCCCTCGCCTGGACCGGCGAGGAGGTCGACACCGCCTGGAACGAGCGCGGCTACCACGACCTGTCCTGGCGGCCGGCGCCGCCGCACGACGACCCGCGCTGGCCCACCGAATGCGCCAACGGCTGCGGCTACCGGTTCGTCGAGGGCGACGCCTGGCAGACCTGGTCCGAGCGGCTGTACCGGCGCGCCGACACCGGCCAGCTGCGGGTGCTGCACTGGCGGCACGCCCCACCGGACGCGCCCACCGCCGAAGCCGGCGCCACGTTCGACGCGCACTGGCTGACCCGCAAGGGCCCCGACGGCATCGCGCTAATGGTGCGCTGCCCACGCCCGGACGGTACGCCCGGCATGGACCACGACTGGCCGGTCGACGAACCCTCCTCCACCGGCGGCTTCTGGACCCGGTCCGGCGACCCGCGGCAGGCCAACGTGAGCGTCACGCCGTCGATCGCCATCGGCACACCCGGCACGGCGGGCTACTACCACGGGCACCTCAGCAACGGGGTGCTCGCCGACCACCTCAACTGACCCGCCAAAACAGGAAGGACACGAGCGTGAGCTGGCACATCAGCGCAACCGGCACCAAGGACGCCGTCCGCCGGGCCGTCGCCGAGGCCAACGTCTACGGCCAGGCCCAGGGCGAGCTCGCCAAGCGGGCCATCGCCGAGCTCGTCGACGAGGTCCCCACCAACGGGGTGCGGGTCGAAGCCTCCGGCCACCACGACAAGGTCTGGGCCAGCTGCGAGATCAAGGTGACCGCCGTGCACCTGGTCCTCGACGAGCCCGCAGCCAAGCCGGCCCACAGCGAGCCCCCGATGCCGGTCATCGGGCAGGGCGCGGCGGTGCACCCGAGTACCACGATGACCGCCACCGGCCCAGCGCCGACCGTCCAGACCTACATGGTCGGAGGCTGAGCCCGGGTGCCGCTGCCCGACGACCTGGACCACTCGACGTGTGACCCGGCCGTGTGCCACCGAGCCCGCGACGCGCAGAGCATCATCGAGCGACACCCGGCGGTCGCCGCCCGGCTGCGCTGGTTCGAGTACAAGCAGCTGCCGCCGTACCCGCGACCGACGAGCCAGATGTGCCACGACCTGGCGCACGAGATGGCCAGACGCTTTCCGGCCGGCGGCGACGTCGACCAGCTCCTCACCGGCCTCCAGCGGTTGATCGAGGCCAAAGATGCCTTCGTGCGGGCGATGCTGCCCGCGACCACGGAAGGACCGTCATGACCAAACGCGGCGTGTCCAACGCGCTCATCCTGGTACCGACGGCGATCGCGATCCTGCTGGAGTTCGTGGCCGGCCTCGACCGGAACCCGAACACCGTGCCATGGACCGAGCTGATCGCCGGCTACGTCCCGCAGGAGATCACCGTCACCGCGATCGCCGTCCTCACCGCGTGGCTGCCCAAGCACTTCGCCGACGCCTACGCTCGCCGAGGCCCCCGGCCGCCGCTGAGCGGGTACCGCAAGCTGATCGTCGCGGCCCTGGCCGCCGGCGGCGTCGCGATGCAAGCGGCCGTGACCGACAACCAGATCACCCCGGACGAGTGGCAGATCATCCTCGGCAGCGCGCTGGGCGCCATCGGGGTCTGGGGCCTGCGCAACAACGCCCAGAGGAAGCCGCCCGAGGCCGTACAGCACCTCCGCGAGCAGCAGGCCCGCCGCACCGGGACACCGATCCCGCCCGGCAGCGTGCCGCCGCGCATGTAGATCGCCCCAACAATGAGAGGCCCGCCGCCCGGGGCGCCCCGGACGGCGGGCCGGCATCTTCTGTGCCCACGGTCAGTAGCATTTCAGCTCCCGCATTCGAGCATCGATGGCCTGCATATATGCGGTGTCGATCTCCATGAGGTCCAGGCGGCTGCGGGCTTTGTCCCGGTCGTGGGCCGCCGCGGCGGTGTCGAAGGATGTTTGTAGCTTCACGCAGTCGGTCTCGGCGGCGATGCTGGCATACACGGCGGGACTGCCCGGACGCTCTACCGCCGAGGTCGTGACGGCAGCGGGACGGCTCGGCGCGGGTCCGGGCTTGTCGGGGCTGCCCGGCGCGGCGCACGCCACGAGCGCGGCGACGAGGCCGGCAGTGGTGATGCTCACGATGGGAAGGATCTTTCTCATGGTCGGTTGGCTCCTACCTTTGTTCTTCGATGGGGCCTTCGATGGGGCCCAAGGGTAGGAGCCGTGAGCAACTGCCGGTAGGGCCGAGCTAACTAGGTTGGCGGACCAGACCAGGAAGAAGCGCCCCCGCCCGTGACGGGCGGGGGCGCTTCGCTCGTCTCAGGAACCGGCGCGGGGCGCGTACCCCTCGATGCCGGGCGGCAGCGGCACGCCGGTCTCCGGGTCGTCACGGCCACCCCACGCCGCGTCCTTGGCGGCGTCCAGGGCGACGACGACACGACGGATCGCGGCCAACTTGACCATGCCGGGTGCGGCGCTGTCCAGGTGCCACTCGACGATCGCGGCAGCTCGCGTGTACTGCACCAGCCGCGCCGTGGTCCCAGTGCCGCCGGCGGCCAGGTCCTCAGCAGCGACCAGCCGCATCCCCTCGATCTCCGCGGCCAGCAGATCCGCCGCGGACGGCTCGCGTCCGCGCGGCGTCTGATGGGTAGGTACCGTGCTCATGGGTCAGGACCTCCGATCCTGATCAAGGGCCCCGGCCGGCGGTGACGTCGCACGGCCGGGGCCCGGCCTGTTGGGTCGTACCGGAGCCTCCCCAGGAACCGGTCACATTCAGGAGGCGCTGACCGCCGCCAGCAACTCGGGCATCGGAGTGCCGTTGGTCGTCGCGGCCGCGGTGCGGGCGGGGCGCACCAGACGGGTTGCCACCTCGTTGCGCACGCGCAGTGCCCGGCCAAGCGCGTCACGGTTGATCGGCTTGCCGGTGTCGGCCAGGTACCTGCGCGCGGCCTCGGTCGCCCGAGCCAGCAGCTCGGCCGGCAGCTCCGGCGCCGGCTCGGCCACCGCTGGCACCGGTAGGACGGCCGGCGCGACCTCGAGGTCGCGGATCCGGCCGGCGAGCTCCACCAGGCAGACGCTGGCCACAACGATCAGCCCGTCGACGGAGAACGGCAGCAGGTACGCCGAGGCGCCGGTCTCGCCGTAGCGGGCCGCCACGCCGGCCATGTGCCAGTAGGAGATCCAGGCGGCGATCCCGGCGATTGCCGCGGTGGCGACCAGCCGGGCGGCCGCGAGGGAGCGGCGGTGCACCGGCACCCGTGAGATGAGCTCGACGGTGAGCAGCAAGGCGAGGGGCGGCCAGGCGGCGATCGCCTGCGAGATGGGGTTGTCCACGGCGTGTAGCACGTTGGCCACGACCGAGGCGGCCACGCCGAGGCTTAGGGTCGCGCGCACGGCCCAGCGGACCCGGCGCAGGCGGGGCAGCTCGATAACGGTGGGGTTGGTTACGGTCATGGTGTCCTCCTGGACGAAGCTGGGGGACGCGGAGCTGCGGGTGTCGCGCTCTACGCGGATCGCTGTCATGCCCCTTAGTATGCCGCGCTAGCGCGGCATACGCAAGGGGGTAGACGGGGCTGGCTTGCCGCGCTAGCGTGGCGGGCGTGGGGCCAATGATCCGGATCACAGTTGACGGCAGGCTTGCCCTGACCACCCGGCAGGCAGCCGCCGAAACGGGCCTGTCCAGCGCCTCACTGCGCCGAGAGATCAGCCGACTCGGCATCGAGCCGGTCGCGCACCTCGACGAACGAACGCCGCTTTACGCTGCCGTCCCGCTACGCGCCGCGCTGAGGGGCCGGCCGGGCAAGGGCGCCAACCTCCGCCGCCCGCGACAGCTCTCAGCCGAGCGAGAGTTCTAGGTCGCCCGCTCGATGCCGTAGAAACCCTTTGCCAGCCGGCACATCCTTGACGCGGAAGTGGAAGAGGACAGCCATTCCCGCGCGAGGTGGCCGCGCCAACCTCGGAGCCGCCATGGCAGGGTGTCGCGGGTACGACGCCCCCGCGCGGGGCCATTTCGACCTCCGCGCATGGCGGCCGGGGTGCGGTACCCGGCGCCGTCGCGGGTACGACGCCCCCGCGCGGGCATTGCGACGCTCGCGGTGCGGTGGGGACGGGACCCCTGCCGACCGGTTCCCAGTCGCGGGTACGACGCCCCCGCGCGGGCATTGCGACACCCGTCGACATTGATCGAGAGGGGACGGGCGATACAGGTCGCGGGTACGACGCCCCCGCGCGGGCATTTCGACAGGTCGATCGCGACTGCGCTACCGACACTGTTGGTGTCGCGGGTACGACGCCCCCGCGCGGGCATTTCGACCGTGCGACGCCACCGAAGGATGGATACCGATGTCCTCGTCGCGGGTACGACGCCCCCGCGCGGGCATTTCGACTCCGCGGCCTTCATGTCCCGCAGGTCGACCTGCATCACGTCGCGGGTACGACGCCCCCGCGCGGGCATTTCGACAAGTCGACCCGACCGCGCGACCGAGAACAGGGGCCAGTCGCGGGTACGACGCCCCCGCGCGGGCATTTCGACCGCCCTAACCGCGCGCATAACCGGTAACGCGCCATCCGTCGCGGGCATTTCGACCTCGCCGCGGCACCGAGAAGCTGACGACATCAGCCCAGTCGCGGGTACGACGCCCCCGCGCGGGGAACCACACCATGTGCCTGCCCACGTCGCGGGTACGACGCCCCCGCGCGGGCATTTCGACCCGCCGGAGGGCCAGCGCGACGAAAACCTGTTGCCCCGGTCGCGGGTACGACGCCCCCGCGCGGGCATTTCGACGCTCTTCGAAGTCCTTGATCTCGGCCCGAGTGCAGAGGTCGCGGGTACGACGCCCCCGCGCGGGCATTTCGACTCCCGCCTGCCCAGAACGTGCTCATGGTCAAGATCCTGTCGCGGGTACGACGCCCCCGCGCGCGGGCATTTCGACTGGTCGCATGTGAGTATCTTGGTATTCAGATATCCCGTCGCGGGTACGACGCCCCCGCGCGGGCATTTCGACGGAATCCGGACCGGCGTGAGTCGTGGAGACTCAGTCGCGGGTACGACGCCCCCGCGCGGGCATTTCGACCACGGTGAGGTGGTGAATTCCACACGATGGCGGAGTCGCGGGTACGACGCCCCCCGCGCGGGCATTTCGACTTGCCGCGTAAGCGAAGCAACGTCACGGCCCACCGGTCGCGGGTACGACGCCCCCGCGCGGGCATTTCGACTAGGGCCATAGCAAGCCTCACCAAAGTTACCCAAATGGTCGCGGGTACGACGCCCCCGCGCGGGCATTTCGACGGCCGGACAGGCGGCCAGGGTTCGTCGTGCTTGATGTCGCGGGTACGACGCCCCCGCGCGGGCATTTCGACAGGATGCCACCAACCTCGCCGGCGAACTCCTCATCCGTCGCGGGTACGACGCCCCCGCGCGGGCATTTCGACGAGGAAGCGGGTGTGCTCCTCGCCGCTCGTTTCAGGGTCGCGGGTACGACGCCCCCGCGCGGGCATTTCGACGGGTGCCACTGCGGGTGCGGCGTAGTGTCGCTTCGGGTCGCGGGTACGACGCCCCCGCGCGGGCATTTCGACGTGGGTCGTTGTCACCGGATACACGGCCTTCTGGTCGCGGGTACGACGCCCCCGCGCGGGCATTTCGACCGAAGCTGCGGTCGAGGTCGCCGGACCAGGAGTACCGTCGCGGGTACGACGCCCCCGCGCGGGCATTTCGACGAGGTGCTGACCTGCGACATCACCTCGCCCGGGGTTCCGTCGCGGGTACGACGCCCCCGCGCGGGCATTTCGACATCCGATCCCGCGATGGCCAGACCATGATGGAGATCAGTCGCGGGTACGACGCCCCCGCGCGGGCATTTCGACTCGGCCGCCGGCGGGATCGGCCGGACCGAGGCCGAGTCGCGGGTACGACGCCCCCGCGCGGGCATTTCGACTATACGAACGGCCCGCCGCCAGATCGACAGCAGCGGTCGCGGGTACGACGCCCCCGCGCGGGCATTTCGACTTGGCTGCACTGGTCGAACTGGCGCCGCCGACACGTCGCGGGTACGACGCCCCCGCGCGGGCATTTCGACCTCGTTGGTCGGCGGTAGGTAGGTCACGACCAGTTGTCGCGGGTACGACGCCCCCGCGCGGGCATTTCGACGGCCAAGATCACCGACCTGCGCACCGGCGGCCACGCGGTCGCGGGTACGACGCCCCCGCGCGGGCATTTCGACGGCTCGCTCTGGTGAAGCAGCCGTGAGCTGCGATGTTGGCTGAGCTCGCGAGCGGCCTGGCCTGTGTGGAGGTGTCAAGGAACTTGGTGGGGTCTCGGTCTTGTGGTTCAGTGGCCTTCACCTGGTGTTCTGCTGTTGCGAGCGGCCACGCTGGCGGTTCTGCTCGATGTGCCGCTCGCGGTCCGCTAGATGATCAGCGCCGAGTTGTTGGGCAGCTTCAGTGGTTGGCCCATGAACGTGAAGCGGGAGGCGTCCTCGCTTCCAAGGTCGATGACCATGATGCTGTCCTGCCCTCTGTCGATCAACAGTTCGAGGCTGGTCTTCATCTTGATCAGCTCGACCTCGGACAGGTCGCAGACGAAGACGGAGTACTGCACGCGGTCGCCGAAGCCTTCGGCGCAGCGGGCGACCAACTGGAGGCGGCGTTGGTCTCGGACGTCGTAGGCGAGCAGGTAGCGGCGCCGGGCCATGGCCGGCTCACCGGGTGGTCAACGGGTCGTAGCGGGGTGCGTCACCGATCAGGGCGGCTGCCAGCAGCCGGGCCTGTAGCTCCATTGCGCGCCGGTAGGAGACCTGGTAGCCGAAGGCCGGATGGCGCAGCTCGGTGGTCATGCGCTGTTCCCAGGCACGGATCACGATCCTGCGCCCCGCTGGGGTGAGGTTGACCGCGCCGGCGCGCACCACGAAGTCGTCGCGGCCGAGTTGCCTGGTGTTGATCAGCGTAATGGTGGTGGAGTCGGCGGCCAGTGGCCGGAATTCTTCGGCCAGGTCTAGGACGAGGGCTGGCCGGCCGAAGCGCGGCCGGTGGAACAGGCCGATGTAGGGGTCGAAACCGACGGTGACCGCCGCCGCCATGATCTCTTTGGTGAGCAGGGCGTAGCAGAAGCTGAGGAGGCAGTTCACGGCGTCTGTCGGTGGTCGCCGGTTACGTAGGCCACTGAAGGCCGGACCGGGCAGGCCCGTGGCGTGCGGGACCAGGCTGGGGAAAGCGTCGAAGTACAGGCGTGCCGCGACCCCCTCGGTGCCGAGCAGCTCGGCCGCGTCTTCGGCGTGCTCGGCGGCATCGGCAAGCTGGCCGAGCTGGCCGACGACCCTGGCGCAGACCTCGCCACCGTTTCGGCGCAGCATGGTTCGCTGGTTTCGGATCTTTCCGGCGATCATCCGGCGGGGGGCGGTGAGGTCGGCGCGGGCGGCGGCGGTGGTCTGGCGGATGCGCAGCATGACGTTCTTGCCGGGTAGGCCGGTGGTGACGGCTTGCAGCCAGCCGCCGTAGGAGAAGTGGAACACCTCGATGCCGAGGTCGAGGAGCGTGCGCATGGCCTGGGCGGTCAGCTGCACGTCTCCGTAGAGGCAGAGTTGCAGTACGTCAAGCAGGCGGACGGTGGTCAGCCGCTCACCCTTGCGGGTGACGACAAGGCGGCCGCCGCTGACGCCGACCATGGTGCCTTGCTCGGTGACGTACAGGGGCTGGCTGTCGGGCTTGGAGGCCAGTAGCCGCCGAGGAGTGGGTGTGCCACGCTGGCGGAGGGCGTTGATCTCGTCGGGGAGGCAGATGCCCACCAGCGAGCAGCGGGGGCATTTGGGCTGGCGACCAGGGGTGGCGGCGGCTTGAGTCGCTCGGCGGTGGTGCGTGCGGCGTGCACGATGGCCAGGGTTTTGTCGATCAGCTCTTCGGTGGGTTCGACCTGGATGCGCTGGTGGGTCGCGGCGTAGTACAGGTAGCCGTAGTCGCAGTCGTAGCCGTGGTCGCGAAGCAGCAGGATCTGCGCGCAGAGTTGGACCGTGTCGGGTTCCCACGCCCCGCCGGCGGGTGCCGGTCGCCCTTTCTTGAACTCCACCGGCGTCACGGTGCCGCCGGGGGTGGTTTCGAGGAGGTCGAGCTTGGCGATGATGCCGAGCTCTTCGCTGCCCAGCTCCACCGAGCGGGCGATCTTCAGGTCGCCGCCGGGTGGTGGGACCTTGCCGGTGGGCTTGTCTACCCTCAGGTGGCGGCGTCGGCCCTCGGCGACGTCGGCGTTGTCGGCCATGAGCCGGTCGACCCACATGAGGAAGAACAGCCGCGGGCAGTAGGCGTACTCGGTGAGCATCCTGGCCGGCACCAGCGCCGGCACGTCCCGCGGCCCGGTCATGGCTGCTGCTGCCGGTCCAGCATGAGCATGGCCGCGTTGTAGTCCTGGTCGTAGCCGTTGCCGCAGCCCGGGCAGGTCACGACGGCGGAGGCGGCGTAGCGGGGATCTGGTTGGGCTTGGTGGCCGCATTTACGGTGCAGCCGGGTCAGGCCGGCCGAGGCCACGGTGTGTACGCCGAGGCCGTCGCGGGTCGCGGTGATGGTGGCCAGGTGGCGCAGGCGGCCTGGGGCGGCCAGGGCCGCACGTGCGCGGGCGGCCTGGGCGGCGCTGGCGGGCATGGTCGGGTCGGTGTCGGCCGGGTCGTCGCGGCGGCGTAGCTCGGCGATGTCGGCGTCGTCGACGACCAGGACGCCGGCGTGGCGCGCGAGCCAGGAAGCGACGCGGCGCCAGGCGTCGTCGCGTCTGGCGGCGAGCCTGCGACGGAGGTGGCTTTCCCGCTCCCACAGGAGCTTGTCCTGGATTCGCCACGCCTCCAGGTAGGTCAGGATCTCGGCCGAACCGGTGGGCGGTTGGCCGCGCCACCGGTTGGTGAGCCCGGCGAGGCGGCCCTGGGAGCGCCAGCGCCGCACCAGCGCCGGGGTCATCCTGGCGGTGCACGCTTCGGTATGTGCTTCCAGCCAGTCCGCGAGGGCCTCCAGGACGGGTTCCATGGCCTTGTCGCGGCGGCCGAGCAGCCGCGGCGGAACCTCCGCGTCGGCCAGCCATCTGGCGGGCATGATGACCTCACCCCAGCGGCCGCCGTGGCTGACGACCACGTCGGCTACGGCCGGTGGCAGATCGAGGGGCTGCGGGCAGGCCCAGGTTGCCACCCGCAGCGACCCGTCGGGCCGCTGCCGCCACCCCAGGTGCAGGGCCACCGGCGGCAGGCCCTGCACCTGCGGCGGGTCGGGGAGTTTCGCGGTCAACGCGACCGACATGCGGTGCCGGCCGCCGACACGGACGCGGGTCAGCTGCGCCATGGCCACATCTGCATCGGCGGGCATCTGCCGGTGCAGCTGGACCGGCAGGGTCAGCTGGCGACCGCCGCCCAGCTGCCAGCCGATGTGGCTGCGCCCGACGCGGCGCCGCTCGGCGCGGCTCATCGCCGACCATTCGCCCGGGGGTATCCAGGTGCCCAGCTGCAGCACGTTGCGCCATTTGCCCTGCCCCGAGGCGAGGAGCGCCGGGTCGCGGGGCGGGTCGGTGGGCGGGTAGGCGGGGTCGGCGGCGACCGCGGGCGCCTGCGGGTCGGTCTTGCGGGCGCGTCGGGTCAGCTTCTCGGCGCAGGTCACGCATCGGCAGGCCGGGCCGTGCATGCGTTGCAGCTGCACGGTGAGTGTGCCGTCGCCGGTCCAGCGGCGGAACCGCAGCCGGGCCGGCTGGCCGGCCTTGCGCTTGGCCTCGACCAGCTTCACGGCGGTCTGGTGGTCCTCCCGGATGGCGTTGTAGGTGGCCCAGTACAGCTTGCGCGGCTCGTGGGCGGCGCCGCAGTCGGTACAGTCGCCGTCGCTGCGTAGGTCTCCTGCGCAGCGGCCACACCGGGGAAGGAGGACACCGTCTTGGCAGAACCGCCGGTACAGGTCCTTGATCTCAGCATCGCGGTCGTCGCCCAGCGCTTGAATCTTCGGCTTGGCCTGCTCGGCCACGGCTGCCATTGCGGCCTTGCGGTCGGCGCGGGCCTGTTTCACCGCGGCCCGGGCGGCCTTGAGGCTTTCGGCCGTGCCCTGCCGCGTGGCGGCGGTGCGGTCGGCGGAATGTTCAGCGCGGGCCTGCTTCTCCAGTTCGGCCACGGCGGTCTCGCCGGTGGTTACCCGGTGATCCGCCGCGGCCACCGACGCGAACCCCGACCACACCGCGCGTTTGCCGTCCTCGTACCGGTGCTGCACCCCCACCAGGGCGTTGCGGAGCTCGTGGCCGAGCCGCAGTTGCTCCAACATCGCTGGATCCGACACCACGGCATCCTGCTGCCGCGCTGACCCGTGCGCGCGAACGCCGTAGCGGTACACCAACGTCGCCATGATTGCTACCTCTCGAAAGACAACTGCCGTCATCGGCCTGGGCAATTACCACCGGCAGGCTGCTGTGGCCCGGGCTCAAACCGGCTCATCGGAGACCACGCCGGCCTCGGTGTCGACCATGACTGGGCGACGGCCACGCCTGCGATCACCACGCACATCGCCAGGGTCGCCAACACGAGCGCCCCGAGGACGTACCGCACACGCTTGTCAACCACCGGACGTTTCCCCCCTTCCCCGTTTTCTGGGGACTTTGAGGGCACGGCGGCCGCGTCCCTCCCGTGGAGCCCAAACAAGTTCGCAGGATCATCCCCCTCGGTTACGTCGCTGACGGGCCCCCGCACGTCAGCGACGACCGCCAATCAGCCCGGGCGCGCACTGGGCCCAGGCCGCGTCATCGAGGTCTTCGTCGTCCACGTCGAACATCAACGCAGCGAGGGGGACCGCCGGGGCTGGCGTGGACGTCGCGGCTGCTCGGATTGCCTGCGACGCCCACGCCAGCGTTTCCCCCCTCCCCCCGGGGACCGCCGCCGCGCTGCTGCCCCATATCCCGCACGGCAGCGGAAGCTTCAACCTCATCAGGCCACTGCTCCGAGGACCTTGGCTGGCACGAACACCGGCATCAGGGGCATCCATAGCGGCACCCGCATCCGCGACAGCCCAGCCGCCGCGTGTCGTGGGTCGTACCCCGGCGCCACCCGGCTGCGGTACAGGCCGCTGCCGCCGCCTTGACACCCGTTGCCGACGCGAGCAACGAGCTCGGGTACGAGCCGACGGCTGGCTAAGTCGTCCACCTCGGTCCGCGTCACACTGACCTCCCCTTGGGGAAAAGTAGGGGGGCGCGGCGGCCGGGGGAGCAGCTCCGGCCGCCGCGCCCTATCGGGCGCCCCGACGTTTGAAGGTGGAAGGAAACGCGCGCACAGCGCCGGGGGGGCCTGGCTGTCTTTGCTGCGTTCGCGTTCCCCATCGATCGCCCGCCTTTTCCTCGCCGGGGGTTATTGGGTTGCCGGCGCGGGGGTGACGCGCGAGTGCCGCGCCGGGCCCCCACGACCGACCTTGGGTGCCCGCCTCCCGTTGCCAAGGTGGGAGCGGCCCCGAGTCCGGAACTTAGCTAACATTGATAGCGAAGACAAGGTTGCTCTTGAAGTCGGCGGGGACTCATGATCGGATTGACGGGCCAAGGTGGGAGTGTCACTGTGTCCGTCAATTTTGACTATCTGCGCGTTCTGGACGACATCGTCGCGCGCATCCGGTCGGGCGAGTATCCGCCCGGCCACCGTCTGCAATCCGCCCGCGAGCTGGCAGAACAGTATCGGGTGAGCGTCGGAACGGTACGGAAGGCCATCGATCTGCTTAAGGATCGAGGTGTGCTGGAGGGCCACCAGGGCAAGGGCGTCTTCGTCGCCACTGCCCGTCCATAATTCGATACGAACGGTTGACCCTCGCCGGCCCACAGGTACTTTCCCGCCTCCCACTGAACGGGGGCGCGGTAGGTCGGATCGGATGATGGCGTGAACGCCCCGAGGTCGCGACCACTACGCCCTTTTGTGGCAGGGGGCGCGGAAGCCGGGCCCTTGAGGTCATCCGGCCACCGCACCCCGTGCAACAGACCGTACGGCCGCCGCTACGCGGGTTGGTACGTCAACGCACCGGTACGGCTACGGACCACCGGGGTCAGGCGGACAGCCCCATCCGGTCGCACAGGCCGCGCAGCTCCGACCCGCCAGCCTGACGCTGCGAGCGCTCCAACAGGGCCCGGGCGGTCTCTTGGACCATCGCGGAGGAGTGGACGTGCTGCGGCGCGAGCCGCTCGGCGGTCAGCAGGTAGCGGACAGCCTCGCGGTCCCTGCGCACCCGGGCCAGCGCGCGGGCGGTGTCGGCATAGAAGGCGACCTGACGGACGTTGGCGTCGATCGCCGCGGGGTTGGTCCCCTTGGCGACCTCGACGGCCCGGCCGGGCTCCCCGGCGTCGGTCTCCAAAGAGATCCGCCAGAGATTGACGTTGGTCGGGCCGAACCACAGGCCGAGGGTGGTCGTCTCGCCCGTGCGTTCGGCGATCGCAGCCGCCTCGGCGAGCCGGGCTTCGCTGTCGTCGGTCCGCTTCAGCCCACGGGCGGAGTACGCCCCGGTGAGGTGGAGCATGCCGAGCATCTCCATACCGCCGTGCGCGTCCGCGTGCGCCTGGAGGTCATCGACGGCACGGTCGCCGACCACGAGGCCGCGGCCGTAGGAGCCGCACGCGGCGGCGGCCTGGGCCCGGGCGAACGCGGCCAGCCCGAGGAGCACTGGGTCCTCGGTGGCTTCAGCCGCGTCGCGGCAGCGCTCTGCGGCGAGCCAAGCCTCAGCCGGGTATCCCAGCGGCCGTACGGTGGCGGCGGCGAGGTACGCGGCGTCACAGAGCAGCCGCAGGGCCCGCAACCGATCCGGTCCGCCGGTCGCGCTGTGGATCTCACGTAGCAGCGGGGGCAGCAGCCGGCCCGCGCCGGCGTAGTCGCAGCGGCCCCACAGTTCCCGTACGAGCGCCGCGTCGCGCTCCAGCTCGGGTAGCGGCCGCGCCCGCGGCGTGGCGGGCTCGGCGAGGTCGACGTCGACCAGCGCCTGACGGATCGCGTAGACGCTCGCCTGCGCGGCCATGGTCTCCCGGTCGGCGGCCGGCATCGGCGTACCCGTCAGGTCCGCAGGGGCGCACTCCAGCGCCGCCGCTATGTCAGCCACCACGAAACGATTGTCGGCCGCCTGCCGGCCGTTCTCGATTCGCGACCAGGTGGCGTGAGAGATGCCGGCTCGGCTGGCCGCGTGCCGGACGCTCCAGCCGCGCAGCTGTCGGCGGGTACGGATGCGTTCGCCGATCGTCGTGTCTGGGCTCTGCCTGCGTGGCATTGCTTGCTCACCATCCCCGGGGTCGCGGAAGTGTCGCCCCCCGAACGCCCCAAGGGTACCCCGGCCTGTCTGCGCTTGCCTGGAGGTGCCGAGCGGGGGCGCCGGTTACGCTGCGTAATGGAAATGCGAAATCGAATACGCAGCGACGGATGGAAATGCGTGGCGCTCCACTGTGGATGATCAGGGTTGCAGCGAGGGTTGCACTGCGGGGCCTGGCTGGGCCTGTCTGCAACCCTCGATCATGGCCCTGGGCAGGTCAGGGCAACTGCGGGCAACCTGGATCTTTGCTCTCGTAAAGCACAGGTCGTCGGTTCGATTCCGACAGGCGGCTCGCAGCGGGTTCTCGATCGCATACGATCGGGGACCCCGTTCGGCGGCTCTGGCGACCACGCCATATATGGACGTCAT